CCGGCTATTGCGAGTGTTGAGAACAGGGTAGCCATTACCAGTTCCTTGCCCGGTTGCCTGCTCTAAAGCGAATGGCACCGTGTTGAGTGTCTCCGGCCTTGCACTTGGCCAGCATGCCCTGGGCGATGCCAAGGTAGGTTGCCCCAAGCTCTGCCTTGCTGTTGTCGTAGGCCACGCCAGAAGCCACGTAATGCAGGATGAAAGGCGTCCAGGTGCGCAGGAGGTCGGTGGTATCTGCCCCGGTGTTCCCGCCACGTAGGAAGCGCACCTTGGCGTACCTAAAGCTGATGGTCGACGAGTCAGGAGTCGGCCAGAAAACCGCCGTAACCGTCGCCTGCTTCTCGATGTAACAGCGCGAAGGTCTGCCGGTAATGGAAGACTTCTGGGCTATGTTCATCCACTCGCCACGCCCCATGGTCTTGACGATAGTCTCGGTTGTACCATCTGAGCTGACAATCGTTCCGATGGCATCATCCTGACCAAGCTCGACGTCGATAACGTCCGCTGGAAGGGCGTACTCCGACTGCCCCGAGATGAGAGCCAGGGTAGTGCGCTCGATGGAGCGCAGAATCACGCCCTCGCTTTGCAGGTCTTGCAGGGCAAGGTTGAAGTGAACAGCAGCGTCGGCGATCTGTTCTGACGTCGCTGCCTCGCCGGCCGTGAGTAGGCCACACTTGCGGATGGCTGCGGTCAGAATCTGGTCGCGCTGAAAGTCTGGGGTTGGGCTGGTCGAGACGGTCATGGTCCTTCTCGCGTCTTGGCCTTTACAGGCTCAATCTCGCCGACGTTGGCAGCGGAAATCTCAGAAAGCTCGATGGGTGTAAGCCCACCATTGCATCCGCAGTCCAGGATACCTTCGGCATCAAGCACCAGCTCAGTGCGCTCGTAGAAGGTTCCGCAGTACCCGCACATGTCCGTGTAGTTCCGGGACGGACCCTGGTAGTGCCTACCTATGGTGACTTGTGCCATGGAAGAATCAGGGCGGGAGGGTGGTATGGGGGGAGTGAAGCCTTGCCCCACTCCCCCGCCCCAAAGGTTTACGCGCTTACCGTGCCATCGAGAGCGCCGGTAGTGGCCTTCTCGTTGCACACGTAGTTATTGAACAGCGAGAGGTCGCTGCTGGCGTGGGCGGTAATCGGCACGATGCCGGTGGCCGCTGTATCCATGGTTCGCAGTTGGTTCTCCGCGATGACTCCAGTGCAGGCCAGCGCCGAAGAGAAGTCGATCCCACCCGTGCTGGTGGCCGTCCACTGGACGATGACATTCTTGCGAATTAGGACGTCCTTGGATGCCGTAGTAGCAGCGGCAATCCAGCCAGTAGCGGCAGAGCCGAAACCAGCCTTCATGACGTTGCCCTCACAGGTGAACTTGTCGGCAGCCGTGATGACTATTCCAGCCGTCAAAGCCGCCGCAGCCGCCTGCGATTCGCACACGTTGTAGCTGAACGTGCACCTCGCGGCCGAAACCGTGAGGAACGTCGTGCAGAGTTGGTCGTTGTCGATTCCCACCTCGAACTCGTTGCCGATGAGGGAGCACCCCACCGCTGACATGGTGAACGGAGCCGTCACCGTGAGAGCGGTAGTCCCAGCCGGTCCTGCGCAAAGGAAACGGCAGCCCGTGATGCTGACGTTGATTGCGTTCAGGTTCAGCTTGGACGTGGCCGTGGTCAAGGTGAAGGTCGGGATCGAGCTCCCCTGGCCAAGACCAACGATGCGAACGCCCTTCTTGAACGTCCAGCTCGACGTGGTTGCAGCACCCAGGTTCTGGGTGTGCTTCGGCAGGACGATGATGGTGTCTCCTCGGTCGTCGATGCACTTTGCCAGAGCAGCTTCGACCGAAGGGTACAGCATCCTGTTCGCGTCTGAGTTGTTGACGTTGTACTGCTCATCGTACTGGGAGACGTTTGTCCCGTCCCCTCGCACCATGAACACGCGCCCCACAGCCGGAGTGGCGTAGGATCCAAGCAAGTCAACCACATGGTTGAATGGTATGGCCTGGGGCGGACGCTGCCCGATGTTCGGATTTTGTGTGATTTGCGGCATGACGTCCTCCTACGTGGATCCGTTGATCCAGCAGCGCCAGTTGGGAACACCCATACCCATGCGGTAGCTGACGCCGTGGTGGGCGACCTCGCATGAGTTGTCCACCCAGATTTTTCCACGGATGGCGCGCTTCTGGAGAGCCATGAAGCCGTCTTCCGCGTCGGTGATGATGCCCCACAGGGTGTTGGCACCGTTCATGTCGAACCACTTGACCGGGACGACACTAAGGCCGTACTCGGACACGACGTTGAGGTCGTTGTAGTTGTTACCGGGGGACTTCTCGGTTCCGAGAATGACCTTCCACAGCTCGACTTGAGCCTCGGGGCAGACGATGCGCTTCAGCTTCTTCCCATCAGGGATGCCGTTCGGGCCAGGCAAGATAGCCGCCTGCTGGCGAGCCATCCAAAGCGCCTGAACGCTTGGGCCCATGGTAAGAATGGTCGATGCTCCGGCCGCTGTGCCGATGCAGTTGCTTGCGAGTTGCCCGGTCGGGAGAACGTGGGACGCGCTCGCCAGAGCCACGCCGTCGTAGCCCTGGATGATGGTGGTGGCTCCGAGAACCATCGAAGCGATGTCGTAGTCCTGCGTGTTCCAAGCAGACTTCTGAAGGCGCTTCGAGGCATCAATAATCTCCTTGTACTTGCAGTCCTCCATGGCCTCTTCGGCAATTGGGACTTCCTTGGCCATCGTGCGAGGCATGATGCGCTTGGTGCCACCAACGATGATGGTATCGGTTCGCATTGCCTGCCCGGTCGGCTTTTCGAGAAGGAAGGTTGTGCCCGCCGTCTCCATGTAGTCCTGATAGCCGTCCTCCATCGTCGTGATGGCGCAGATTTTGTTCTTGCCCACGCAACACTGGTCTTTGGACAAGTCCTCGGTGGTGATGCCACTGAGGGTCTTCTTCATGCCCTTCCAGATTGCATTTTCTGTGACGAAGGTAGCCATGACTAAACAATGCCTCCGATTTCGTAGACGGTGAAGTGACCTTCCCAGTTAGCCTGGGTCGGATCGTTTTGCAGGCCGGCGAGGCCGACTTGCGGAATGTCTCGTAGGCGCAGTTGCCCGGTCACCGTGGTGGTCTGCCAGCCGTAGGTGCCATCGCTGCCGGTGTAGGCGGTATGACCGCTCTCACCAGTAACGGTGCTGCCTGCGGTGGCAAGGATGTCGATGCACTTGCCAATCTTGGCAGTCGCCGTGGTCCTGGTGGACTCGGCCGTCGGAATTACCAGCGCGAAGAGCTGGTCCAGAACCGGAATGCAGAGCAAGAGCGAACAGTTCGGGTTGTCCTTCGACATCGTGCCCGTGTAGGCCGTAGATGCCGGAAGATAGTTGCCCTTGCGAGGGGTTCCGTCTGCTCCCAGGTAGTTCGACACGGACACCACGACGTGGGTCGGTGTCGCGTAGGTGCCGCCGCCGCGAGTGCATGGATAGACTGAGCCATCCGTGAGCTGTTGGATGAAGTCGCCCGAGAAGATCGCAAGGGTGTTAGCCGTTGCTACCGGAATCTCGACGATGGGAGGAGTGTTGAGTCCAGGTGAGTTGAGCGATCCAACCCAGCGGGCTCCGCTTCGATAGAGGTTTGTGACAGACATGCCTTCTTCTTTCCAGCTTACGCTGCGTTCGGTCCAGTGGTTGAGTTCAGGGCAGGATTACCGAGGGCATCCTTGAGGCCGTCGAGTCCCAGTCCCGAGTTCCGCCGTTGCTCGTTACCAACCAACGTCTGACGACGCATCTCATTCTGAGCATCCCAGTCTTCCTTGGACATCCACAGGAGAACCTGGCCACGGAACGACACGGTGCCGTTCTTCTCGTCGACGCGGCCACCGACGATGCGCTCACGGTCCTTGCCTTGGCGTCCGTCTATCTTGTTCCAGCCCGTGTCCAGGTCGTACTGGAGACCCTGGACCTCGTCCATGGGGTTGGATAGCCGGTAGGCTCGTTCCTTGTTCTCTGTGCCGTGCTTCAACTGGCCGCTCTGCGCGGGGTTGATTGGCCTAGGGCGGGGGTCTGCTCGTTCTGTGTTCTGCGGGTCGGGCATTGGCGTTCACTCCTCCCTCGCGGGTTGAACGCTCGGTTCCGCACAGCGTGCGAGGGACGCCGGGAAAGAGCAGCCTCGTACTTGCTCGGTTCCGTACAGCGCTACGAGAACGCCAGGAAAGAGCTTCAAAACCATGGTGAACGAAGTGACGATTTTTGTCAAAAGAAAAGGCGCCACCTTTCGGGAGCGCCCGTTCCTGACTGTGCGAGGTTCCCCTACCCCTCGAAGTAGTCCTTCCCAACGAACTTGGGCCACTCGACGTATGCCTGCTCGGGAGTGAGCCCACTGCCTGTGCCCCATGCGCGAGCGATCTTCTTCTCGTCTGAGGTCAGTTGCCGGCCGACACTGCCGCGTGAGCCAGATGACGATGGAGGAGAGCCAGCGAAGCGTCCCCGCTGTGTCTCGGATGGGGCTGGGCCAGCCTTGGGCTTCCTGATGCCAAGGCGTTCTGCTGCCGTGCTCATGGCCTTGCGGTGCAGTTCCATCTCGTCCACAGATCCATCACTCTCGGCGAGGAGGGTGATGAAGATACCCTTGGCCAGGTCGCGCGCACGCTGGGGAGCTGCCATCATGTCCTTGAACTCTCGCTGGAACATCGACAGCACAGGGTCTGGTGCAGGCGGGTTGGAACGTGCGAACTCTTCCCGTGCTGCCCGGCTTCTTGACTCGGCGACGAGGTTGGCAGACTCGAAGTCGAGCTTGTGGTACTCCTTCGTGAGCTTGTCGAGCTGGGTGGTGTCGGTGGCAGAGCGCATGAGCTGGGTAATCTCCCCCATGCGCTCGCGCTTGGACATCCACTGAGCCTCAGTCTCGTTGACTGACTCCTGGGCTGGTGGTGCCTGGCGGTGCTGCTGGAACATCGGCATCATGCCCTGGAAGGCCTGAAGCTGCTGCTGGAATGGAGCGATGGACTCCTTGACGATCCTTGCCGTTGTTTCGGCATGCTCGCGTTCGCGCCTGGCCTTGCGGCTTTCCCTTGGGACTGAGACAACGGGCTCGCCACCTTCGTCCGTGTGGACCTCGGGAGTTATCTGCTCGTCGGCGGATTCTGTTGACTCGTTCTCGTCATTCTCTGTAGGGTCTTCGCGTTCTTTCATGGTTCACTCCTAGATGTCGTCAGGGTTTGAAGCAGGGTCTTTGCGTTTTGCTCCGCTCACTTCGAGATAGTTGCTGGCCACACCTCGGCCGATGCGTTCAAGCAAGTCCTCGGACAGGACGATGTCGCCCACGTTGCAGAACAGGAACTCGATGGACGCGCCTTCCTTAGTTTTTCCTACCTCGAAGCGATATGGAAGATGCGGCGCGAGCCACACAAGTTCCCCAACTTCCATGCCGTGGTCGGTGAGGATTTCTAGGGAGCGTAGGCCTGCCGATACGATGACACCGCGTGGGCTTCGGAACTCGTCGCGGTCGCGAGTCGATGACGCCTTGACGATGCGACCCTCTGGAATGAACGTCTCACTGGCCGCAGCTGCATCGGCCACGCGAAAGACGACCACGCGCTCGAAGAGGGCTTGCCCAGGCCACGGTGGGATGTCGAACTCTGCTATGCGCTCCATGAGAAGATCGCTCATGGCCCCACGTGGCTGCGGCTTCTTACTTGTCGCTGGCATAGATATTCGCTCCTTCAAGAATCCCGTGAACCTGCTCTACTGCAAGCAATAGCTGCTGTTGGTATCTCACGGCCTCGGCAAGATTTGCGTCGTCTTGGGCGAAGAAGTTTCGAGCGGCGTCCAGCACTCCAGTCGTCGCTTCGGACAGCATCCCCTTGATTCTGCATCTGAGGGCGATGGTGCACGGATTCGCAAGCCACTCCTGTACTTGCTCAACCGTCAGGTTAGCCTCCTCGAAAGTACCTCTTCGCTCTCTTAGCTCTGCCATGGTTTCACTCCTTGGTTACGGATGTTGCGCCGCTGCTGATGATGTTCCTACGGGTGGCCGTGACTGCGGCGGTACGGCTCCCGGTGTTGCTGTTGGCTTGCCAGTTGGCACCGCTGGGTGGGGCATCTGTGGCGGTCCAACTGGAGACGGTGGCATTCCGGGCGGTGGGGCCGCTGCTTGGGCATTGATTTTGTCTTCGATTTCCTGGTCAGTGTAGACCATGCCCACGAGGTCGTTCAGGCCACGAGCCTTGAGGCAATTGCGAGCCAGCGCTGAGATCATCTGCGGCTTAAATACTATGGTCATCAGTTGGGGAGGAATCCCTTTCGTCACCATGCCGAGGGCGTCGTCCGCCTCGGAGATTCTGGCTGCCCTGCTGGAAAAGCTAAGGTCGGCCGAGAAGATGATACCAAACCCACCCCGGTACATATCGCGCCCAATCTTGATTTGGGTCATCTGCTGGGTAGCTGGGTCGAGAACGTCCTTCAGGTGCTCGTCGCTCTCGTACATGAAGTTGAGAAGCGCGTTGTTCTTGGCCACCTGGTCAAGGCACATGAGGAAGTTGCTGGCGTAGACGGTGAGCTGCTTCACTGCCTGCTCAACGCGGGTGGCCTGGCCACGGAACGTCTCGTCTCCCTCCTTCTCGCCCGAGAGCACGTCCGGTGCGCTGGAGATGGCATCTGCATCGCCCATCTGCAGCTGCATGCCGGTTAGCAGTTGGTTGTTGGCAGGAGAAGACGGGAAGCGAACGATTGCCTTTTCGAGTTGGTCGGGCGGAACACCACGCACGCGCTCGAAGGTTCCAGGGTCGATGGTCTTCACGCCGGGGTCGAGCTTTAGGTTCTCGTGGATGACACCTCTGTCGCTGTTCGCCAGTGTGGCCTGGTCGATAAACTGATTGAGGAGAATCTGGGCTGCCTTCTGGTGAGGCATGAGCAGCATCCCAACCCCGATGCCGTGTGAGCCATCAGGATTCTCGATGCATACCCCGTGAGAGAAGCGCTCGATGATTTTCTGCTTGCACGGCTCAGGGCCTTTCGGCATGCCCGTGACTTCGTCGTGCTTCATCCACTGGGGAGCTACCGGCGACTGCGGCCTGTCCATCTCCACTTGCTTGGCGATCATGATGGAATCGTTCGGATCTACGTCTGACTGCTGGATACGAGCAAGAAGTTCCTGCTCCTTCTGCATTGCCGTCTGATACTGGCCTATGGCCTGGAGGTACTGGTCGTGCTCTGCTGATTGCTGCTGGTAGCGCTGAGAGTCTTCCGGGTCGTCGTAGTAGCGACTGTAGAGCCCGAGCAACGTCCCGGTCTTTGGGTGCAGTACGGCCCGAATGGGCATCTCTTCGTCCTGGCTGGGGAGCTTCGACCAGCCGTGGTACTCGAAGAGGTAGTAGGGAGCGTCTGAAATGTGCTCGTGGCGGTCTTTACCCTCATACTTCTCAGCCGCGTCCTTGATTACCTGCTCGTGCTCAGTGTCGTGCGAACCAGCCTCTACCACAACCTTGTCCACCTGGGCATAGAAGCCCATGGACTGCATCTTTTCGAGATCGCGCTTGTACGGGAAGAGAACCTTCGTCTTCCTGGGCACGTCGCTCAGGTCGGCGGCTGCAGACTTGCGAGTGTAGGGATAGACGAACTCGTCGGGGCTCAGGTGCTCATGCCGATTGACGTTCTTTTCGAGGTCTCGGTACGAATCGAAGATGCAATCGCCGTCCCGGAAGAACTCTACGAGGGCGCGGAACACGTGGCGAGCGAACTCAGGTATTTCACTTCGGAATTGCCAGTTTTCGTGTTTGGTCAGGAACTCGGCGCGCTGCTGGTCGACGCTGGAGCTCACTTGCACCGAGAAGATGGGCTGACCCTGCTTGAAAATCTCGGCATAGACCCTGGACGCGAGCCGCAGGATGCGCGACGAGATGATGGGGACGTGCATGTTTGCGCAATTGCGGAAAGGCTCGTGCTTTTCCTTCAAATCGCCGAGGTAGAGAGCCAGGCGCTCCTTGCGCTTGCCCATCCAGTCCTTACGGGCGTCCCAGTCCTCGTTGAAGTGGTCGACGATTTGCTTTGGAAGCGTCTTTTCGACATAGTCCTTGTACTTTGGGTCGGACTTGGCCTGCTCCAGAAGGAACGGAACGAGGTTTACGGCATCGTCGGGGAGGTCAAGCGCCGGGTCGACTGGGTTCTGCGTCTGGGCAGGTTCCGTGGCCTCGTCGTCTGGTGCGACTTCGCCAAGTTCTTCGGGAGGTGAGCCTTGCAGGTCTTCAGTTTCCTTCATGATCCATATCCTCCGAGCGCCTTGGTTCCGCTCTTCTTCTTATCGTCGAAATCGTCGTCGTCGTCACCCAACACTGACCTTCTATCACGCTTCTCTGCCTTGGGAAGCGAGTACATGCAGGCGTACATGAGGCATTCGAGCCAGTGGCCGTTGTCGTCCTTCAGTGGAAGCTCAGGCTCATTGGGGTCTACCTTGATGAGAGGCATGATGCGACGAAGCTGGGTGCAGTTCTCGAACACCATGAGCGCAGGGTGGGCCCCGGGCCTCGATGGCGTGTCCTTGAGCCGGCGAAGTATCTCCGCCGTGGCGGCGGCCCTGTTCTTGGTGCTCTTCGACCAGTAGACGCCTTCCTTGGCCATGGTGTCCTCGATGGTGTCCCCCATTCCGCCCCTGCGTTCGCAAATCTGGTAGTCGGCCGGGCCGGTGAGCTTTGAACTCTTGCGCCGTTCATCCCACTCGCCGTGCTCCTGTTCGACCTTCTTGATGCCCAAGGCAACCATCTGGGCGTCTCTGCGGTCTTTCTCGCTCTTGACGTCGTGGTTGTAGGTGACCTCTCGATAGAAAATCAGGTCGTCGTCCTCGTTCTTGGCGAACCACATGATGGGATTTGCAGCCTTGTACCCCTGGTCCATCACCCTCGCTCTTGGGTAGTGGTTGGGAAGGCCATTTGAGTAGGCACATTCCACGCACGTCACCTTGTCATGCCGGCAAGTGAACGGCTTCACGACGTGTACAGAAGGGATCCACTCGTACTCGAAGAAAGCACCTTCGACAACGTCCCACTTATTGAAAAGGCGGGCCTCCATGATGTGTCGAGGGAGAGAACGCAGTTTCTTCTCGTAGTCGCGAGCGAACTCCTTGTCGGGGTTGTCCGATAGGAAGGCAGGGATGTAGATGCGCGTGTTGGTCGCCTTGGTCCCGTCGAACATATCCACGGTTTCGACGAGCATCTGACGCCCCTCTGGGGCCGGGTCGACGAATCTCTCCTTTACCCATCTCCCTTCAGCAGGAGAGTCAGGATTTGAAGCCAGTACCACGCGCAGCTTCTGGCGTAGGATCGGGTCACCCGAGCGCACGCGCGCGCGGAGCATGTTGAACTGCACGAGGAGGGTTTGCGTAACCTCGTCCAGGGCCAGGTGGGTGTAGTCGTTGGAGTCATAGTTGCGCCAGTCCTCCTCCTTCTGCACGTGACCAAACTGAATCCGGTAGCCGCATGTCCAGGTGAGAATCTTGTTCTCAGCATCCCAGTGGCAGCCAGGGTCCACCTTGAACGCAAAGTCCAGCACCTTGAAGATGGTTTGCAGCAGCATCGGATATGTGCGCCTGATGTGGAGTGCCCACCCCTTGGATTGGAACTCCTCCCCGCGCTTCAGTGCCTCGACGTACCTCGTGTGCTCCCCGGGCATCCCGTTCCAGTCGTAAATCTGTGTGATGACTGGATCCCATCGAAGAAAGACCGTCTTCCCGCACCCTGCCGTACCACCGTACAGAATCTCGTCCGCCACGCACACATGCGCCTCTTGCTGCACACCAGACGGAACGTATAGTGCCGAAGCCTCCTCCATCACTTCACAGGGGTCGCCGATACGTCAATCACAGGGTACTGCGGAGCCTTCACAAATACCCCTATTAGCCCAGCAATCGGTGGAAGCCCAGCCCCCTTGAGCCCCGAAATCTTCTGCTGCGTCTGAACCCGCGTGTAGTGCTCCACCATGTAGATCGGAGCATTCCTTGCCGACTTCATCGCGTCGCAGTGGATGTTCCACATGGAGTCCGACATCCCCGGTGGCCGAATGAGCCCGCCAGTCTTCGGATCGCGAGGAATGTTGAATGTCTCATCCGCGATGGCAACCACGTCCACCGACTTCGCTACCAGCTGCCCAAACTTCTGGACAAGCTGATGCTCAGGTAGGGCCAACTCCTCAGCCATGCATCAGTCTCGCGAACTCACGAGATATTCTGCGAAGGGATTCAAGCTCGTCCGCCATCTTCACCGTTATGCGTTTCCAATCATCGTCGACAGCCGTGAACCGATGACTTGGCTCCCTGTGCATGTGCAGCCACTCCCACTCGCGCGCCAACCACTTCACGCCACACTCTGGACAGGTGTGGAACCCTTCCGTAGGCGGGAACCTGTCAGGCCCATCTTCCACCTTATCAGCGCTCAAGGCAGCGAGTTCACTACGTTCGTTTGCCATGGCTCAGGATACCACCGGCACCCAGCCCCTGGCAACTACTACACTCTATTCCGTC